GATTTTCACCTACCTTCACACAGGCGAAATAACCTATGCTATAGGTTGGCCGATCTACTGGGGCTGGTGGGGCTTCATCGATTTCACCGACTGGATGAAAGGTTACTAACCCAAACAAGGAAGCCCTTATGGCAGAACGCAATCCTCGCGCATGTTCTGTCGACACTGATAATAATTGTTTACAGCGTCGAATTCGGCCTGCACCTTGCCCAATCTCCGCTTGGCTATTTTTTCCATAGCAATCCGCCACCCACCAACACATGCGTAATGCTTGAAAAAGCTGTCGATATATTCCAAGTGATCTACCCGACAGGCTTTCATTGCAGTAGTAGTATCGAATGTTGACGGATGGGTCATACACGCGGGCGGCTGCGGCTCGGTGCAATCCGGAAACTCTTGCGCCGCCGCCACAAAAGCCAGCAATGATAGAACAGGGATCAGGATAAACAACCTCATACCCCGTATCTATCACGCCACCCATCACTGCACCATCCCCCCCGCCATCGCTTCCAGCGCGCCTTCAGGCAGCGCGCCAGCTGCTTGCGCCACGTCCTTGGCCACACCGCCACCGGCCTGCATCTGCTGCATTTGCGCAGCCTGTGCCTCTTGCTCGGCCCGCCCCTGCGCGATTGCATCCGCCTCTTCGCGCGACCGCAGGATCGAAGCTGGCAAGGCCGGGCTGGCATCGTGCATCGCCTCGGTCAGATCATCAGGCGATATGCGGTCGCCAAATCGTGGGTCCAGTTGGATCAGCGGTCCAAGGTCATTCAGAAAACTGCGAATGGCCAGTCCTTCACGCGCCTTCAGCGCTTGGGTCGCCGCCGATTGATAGCGCACCTGCAGCGGCAAACCTTCAGCTTCAGCGGGCGGCGGCGGGATCTGCCCCGCCCGCCACAACATGGCGAAACGCCGCTCGACCTTGCGGGCGGCATATTCCTCCATAATGCGGTCGGCATGGGGTGCCCAGTTGCGCAACCGCGCCTCTTCAATGATCTGGGTTTCCTCGGTGGTCATGCCGGTCCTGCCCTGCAGGCCCATAACTGAATACTGGAAAACCTCTTTGATTTCCTCCTGCACCTTGCGCTGCTCGGCCTCGGTCACATGGTAGTTCGCCCCGTTGTCCAAGTTCTGGATCATCGGAGTGCCGCGCGAATTGACACCGCCATGAATAACCTCACCCGGGCGAAACACCCCATTGATCGGGATCGTATCGCTGTCTGGGGCCAGTTTTGTTGGATCGGCCGCATATTGCGCCGCGCGGATCTGGGCATCGGTCAACAGCTGGTTTACCCGGGCACTGGGCAGCGCGATCAGCCCGCCGCCCGTGCCGTATTTCATACCGCTATCGACATCCCAGCGCATCCAGTAGAACGGCATTTCCTCATAACCTTTGACCCGCACCAGTGCTTTTTCAACCTCACAGGCCGTATGGCTCAACCAACGCTTGCCTTTTGGTCCCAGTTTGCCTTTCTGGAAATCATAGTTTTTCTTTACATGCTGGTAAAAATCAAACAGGTCTGGCTTGCCATCAGCTGCGTAGTCCTGCAGTTTTTTGGGCAAAGCATCCTTGCCAAATTCCTGCATGGCAGCGCGTGCAGACAGGCGGAACTTGCGCACGCCCTCGTCAACGCGACCGTGAAAATCGATCCAGACGACAAATTCCGACAATGACAAGGTGACATCGATGAATTTGCGGTTCATCAGGTCGATCTGATCGTATCCAACGGCATTGCCAAAGGCCGAAACATCGGCATAGGCTTGATAACTGGATGGATAAAACCCTGACATCGAAGCCGAAAAGCTGTTCATCACCCGCCGTTCAACCAGATCCAACCATTCTGCCATTGGCTTCCAGGTGTTGAATTCCTTGTCAGGCGTTTGCAGACCGGCCCACCGTGATGACGGGTTGGTGATTGCCGAATACAGCCCTGCCGCATGGCCGTTGTTGGCCATAATCGGCACGCTGGATAGGGGCTTCACCAAAGTCCGATCTGCAGAGTGACCCATCGTAAACCCGCCACGTTGCGGTCGGATCAAACCGGATATATCCTCCCAATCCCGCTCGGACCTTGCGCGCTCGGGATCAGACTTGCCCTCATCCCAGCGCCCGATCGCGGCCACCGCCCGATCATCATTTTCCATAATGGGGGTCTGTTTCACGATGCCACCCCGCCCATTTTCGATGTCGCACCTGGAATGCCTGTTGCGCTGGTCAGAACATTGGCCGCAGCCCCGGACCGCCTGCGGCGCAACCTCATCTCGGCATCCGCTTGCCGCGTGGCTTCAGTATTGTCAGACGCCGCAACACGGGCAGGCGTCACTTTTGGAGTTTTAACTAAGCACATTTAATGATCTCCTTTTAGATCAGGGTTTATCCAGGCGAATTGGTCAAAACTTGCTGTGCCGTGGCCACCAAAGCCAGGCATGTTGCACTCGAATTCAAAGCCGATAGCGGTCAGGAACTTTGCAGCAGTTGGATGGCCAGCCCAGCTGCGCGCCTCAATGCGATTGATGCCCATATCGTCACAGAAAGCGGGCATTTCGCGCTTTATTCTGATCGCCGCATGGATCAGGGCGCGGCGGTATTTGATGTGATTGCAGGCCAGCATGGCAGCTTGCGCCACCCCCGCCTGCCCTGTGTTGCCCAGCACCAAAACGGCGAATGGGGCGCCACCATGCGCAGCATCCAGTGCCAAAATATGTGATAAGACCCCATGCGCCTGCGCAGTGCGCCAATCGGCAAACAGTGATAGATGATCAGTCACCGCCCCGCGCGTAATCTCGGCCTCGATCTTGTCGTGCGGGTCGAGTTGGCGAAACACTGCCAAAGACAGGTTGTTGTCATAGGGTCTTATCTGGATCATGGGTTAGGCCGCCTTCGTAATCGCGCGACGGGCTGCATTACCCCAATTGATCAGGGCGACATCCATACCGCCTTGGGCGCGCGCATCGATGCCGGCAAGTTTGATATATGTGAACCCGTTTTCCCTCGTGACGGCCTTCATGCCCTCTTCGGTTTCCAGTCGATGCACCAGGTTGGTTTGATTTCGGCCGCGAAACCTGCCGATTTCATCAGCCAGCGATTGCAGCTTTTCATAATCCAGCTTTTTAGCCGCCTTTACCTTGGGTTTTGTGGTGGTTTTTGCCATTTTATCGGTCTCCATAAGGGTTGTGGATGTCATATCCAGATTTCAGGCCGCTTGACTTCTTCCCTCGCATACGCGGCCCGCCGTTGTGCCCCATTTGGGACGATGGTTTGCCAGGGAAGGTGATAGGGCTAACACCGTCGCCACGCAGCTTGGACAGGGCCACATATTGCAGCGCGTCCATCACGTTGGCCTCGGTATAGCTTTTGTCGGGGATCTTGCGTTTGTCGCCGTTCCTATCAACGGCATCGGTCCACACATAGCGCGCCTCAAAGCCACGGATCAGGAATTTGCAGCTCGGATCGATCAACAGACCAGGCTCGCCCGCATTCACATATTCCAACGGGGCGCGGACGGCCTCGAGACGCGGCTGGATCCGGTTGGTGCCGATGGTTTGCGGGCGGATGTGGAAACCCGCGGTTAAACCGACCAACCTATTCCAGGTCTCGTTTTCATCGGCCGCGATCGACGCACCGGCCTCGCCCGCCATATCACCATAACCGCAATCAATCAGCATGCCGCTAAACCGATCTTCCAGCAAATCCAGCAGCTTGCCGCCAAAAACCTTGGCCAGCAGGCGCTCGCGGGGCAGGTGCAGCTCGGCATAGACGCGCCAATGGTAGGGCGGCTTGAATTGACAGATAACGGCCGCGCCCTTGAAACCCTGATCCAACCCAATCAGCAACGGCAATTCGCGGACCAACTCAAGCGGGCCATCAGAAACATGGATCCGGCGGTTGAATTCGCGGATAAACACCGGATCGCCAACACGTATGTTGGTGACCTTGTTGTAAACCATGCGTTTGACCATATCGCCACGACCGGCCAGTTTCATGGTGGCGATCTGGCGTAGGTAATAGCTGGGCGATAGGTTTTGCAGGTTCTCACAACCCGCCTCGCCATAACCCGGCTGGTTGTAAAACTCTATCTGGATGGCAGACACACCATCAGGCAGGTCTTTTGACAGATCCTCGGCCATGCGCTGGCGCTCGTCATCGTCGTGGAAAACCGTAAAGGTCCAGTTTTCCTCGTCCGGCGCGTTCATATCACCCAGCATCTGGCCATAGGACTGCGCATCGATCGGCAAGCCGGCAAAATGATCACGGGCTGGCCAGCGATCGATCCGGCCAATACCCACGGTCAGGATGTCCACCGGCATTGTGTCCATTTCGTTCAGCACAATATCGGTGGTTTGCACGCCGCGCATACTGGCGATGATGTCGTCACCAAAGGCCATGAATTCCGCGACAAACTCGACGGGGCCGTAATCATCCTCAAAATTGATAACATGGGTCACCGGATCACCACGCCCGCCCGACCACTTGCCCAGCTCTTTGGGGAAGGTTTCCAGATAGCTGGGGATCGTTGTCGACCACAGCTGGCGATAAGTTTCCCGAATGAACAAAACCTTGTAGAAACGCCGTCCCGATGTGCGATGGCCCTGCGCAATCCAGCCCGCTTCCTCGGATGGGTCAATATCAACCCAGCCGCGCCCATCGATCCAGACCACCCGCGCCTTTGAGCTGCGCGGCATTTCGATAGCCCGACGCAGGCGCGATTTCATCACGGTTGTGGTTTTACCCGAGCCAACCGGCCCTTGAATGCCGATCACATCAGCGTTTGACCAATAGCATGCCTCGGATATGGGACCAGGGAAACTGGCCGCACCCATATCTGGAAGGTTGCCTTCTGCAAAATCACCCTCTAGGCTATCAATTGCCTCCTTCGCCAACATCCCTTGCAAATCATCAAGCTGTTGCGCTGAAACACCCCCCACCCCTTCAACAGGTGCCGACCAGCGCACCCCCAGACCCCAACCGCAAAATCTAACAATCGCGCTCATTTTTGAACTCCGGACATGGCCAAAATAGTGAATGGGGTCACAGTGACCTCTCTCCCCCCTTCGGCGAGGGG